ATCATCATGGTGCGTCAAGAGTGCGACAAGACTATAGACAGGTTTGCTGACCTAACAAAAAAGGCCGCCCGTATAGAGCGGCCTTGGTGGGACAACAACAGCCTCTGGGGAGGGGCTGGCTTTGTCTCAGGTGTTGTTATTACTGTTCTGATTGTAAGCGCTGCCCGTTAGTTCTCGCCCACGGCCTGTAAGTCTGAACATGTAGCAGCAGTCCAGCAGAAACCGTTCAACGTAACCGTCCCTTTCGGCTGCTAGGCATTGCTGCCTCCGTTCATGCATCGGGAGTATGTGGCCGAATAGAAAAATGTGCCTGGCAATGCCCATGTGCTTCTTGTTGCCTTTCATTGTTGTACCTGTATTGATTTGCTTAGTTTTATTACGCCAGCGGCCCAGTCCCATGACCTTGGGTTGCAGGTGCCAGCGTTGTACCTGCATATAGCCATTTGTTTGTTGGGTTCTTTCTTTAGGTAATGCTTTAGAGCCCGTAGACCAGCCTCCACATAGTCACACGGGGTTGTCTTGCACCAGAACCTTGGTATTACCTGCAATGGTCCTTTGGCGCCTACCTTAGATGTAAGCCCTGGCCTTAGCCTGGTTTCATACCAGGAAAGAGAAACAGCAAGAGCCGGGTCTATCCCGGCCCCTGCCGCTTCTGTGGCTACATCTATGCAGGTTGCCATTTGAACAGTGCAAAGCCTGTCTTTGTGACATTGAGAGAGAAGAAGGGTGCATAGAGTGATGATTGCCATTAGCCTACAACCCCTTTACGGATATCCCGTTTTTGCCCAGACTTTCGTAATCAACAAAGCCGCCTTCGCGTAAGTCGCGCAAGAGCTTGCCTGTTGAACCTTTGTGGACACCAGATAGAACAGCCACTTGTTTTACGGTTGTTCTAAACGGTAGCCCATCTACCACAGAAAGCCTGAAAAGGGTGTTCCAAACCAAGACTAACCCTGGGCGCTGGACACCCATATCACCAGGAAGTATCAAGGCATTCCTAAAGTCAGGGCTAAGCGCGTCGAGCCTTTTGGAAAGATGGCTTACACCAGATAAGCTAATACCCGACTTCTTTGAATAGTCGCTAATACTAGCATCTGGGTTATCATTCCTATAGGCCCAAAGCTTCGCCAGAGCTGGCTTGCCTAAAAGCTGCCTTGGTATATCAGAATGGGATGTCATCAAGTTCATCAAGGTTCTCCGTATCTAAGCTTTCTGGCTGTTGAAGATATGCAGAAACCCTCGCCCTGGCATTATGGTTTGGGTCTTTGCTTAGCTCTGTTTGAATAGAAGCCATCTTTCCCGTGCAGGCTCTAATAAACATCTCCTTATCTTCAACCGTATCGAAGGCAGTAAGAAAGCCAACGCTCTGGCAGAACTGTGCAAGCTTCCACAAGGAGCGCTCGCTGGTGCTTACTACATCCCAGACAATACGGTTGCCGCAATCTCCATCGCGTATCCTAAGCTTCATATTATAGTATGGAGCCTTATTGCCTTCTCTGAAATCAATGTTCTCAACCATGACATTGTAAATGCCTGGCGGGACGCTGAAGTCTTTCTCCTTCGCTGGTCCTCTTGATTCTATTTGTGTTGGGTCAAATTTAGCCATTGTGTTCCTCCCGGCTTCTCGCTATTCGTCGCTCATCTAAAAGCATGTTGAAGTTATCGCTGTCGTCCCATCCATTGATATATCCAGCGAGAAATACATCTCGGAAAACCCAGACAAGCTCACTTAGGTTTTCTTTATTGATACTCTTTTTTAGGTCTTTGAAGGTTCCGTTATTATCAAGCTCTTTAGAGACAGCAGAATATATATTCTTTGTGTCTTTGAGCATTGGCATGTGGTCATCCCAAGGATTAGTCATTGTCTTGCTCCCATCTTGGGTCGCCCATGACATCTTTTGGAATATACTTGCCATCGAAGTGACCCTCTGACGGGTCTTTGTCTTCGGGATACCTCTCTACCCACTCTTTCTCGGTCACCCACTTCTTTGTTTCTGGGCACCACGTTGATTTTTTAATAACCGTGTGTTTTCCAACAGCTATGTATTTTTTTTCTTTCATTATTTCGCTCCTTTGATTTTATCGTTGATTCGCTCACTCTGGCTTTTCTTCCTCTCGTCGAGGATTAGCTCTCTAAGCCTTTCTAATAAGACCTTCGGTATCTGGCTGTCGTTGACAATCCCCAAAGAGAAAGTCTTCTCGTTCCAGATACGGCTTGCATCACCAACCCTTCCAGTCTTAGCCATAAGCTCTCGCTTGATTGCTTTGACATCATCCGGGTCAGCGTAATAGTCATCCTTCCACTTCTCGTCTTTGTCGTAGAGGTCTAGTCCAAAGCGAGAGCCAAGGGTTCTAGCGGCCCTTTTTATAGCTGTTGTTTCCGAGTCGGTATAAGCAACGTGTATAGCTCTGTCTACACCGTTGATTGAATCCGACTTATGCGATGATGCTGCTGACCCATGTCTAACAACTGACCTGTTAGAGAAATGCAGGGTAAGCTCTATATCGCAAACAGCCGTTACAAGAAATGAGCCGTTATGGTTATCCACTGAATGCTTGTGGCTAACAAGCCTTGACTCCCAACCATCATGGCCGAAAATATTATTTAGCTCTTGGATAACTGACTCACCAGACAGATAAGCAAACTGCCTACCGCCTCCCTTTGATACCCACTTTACGGGTAGCTGCAACGGCATACCAAGCAACTCCAAGGCAGACTGGTCAGCAGTAGCAGCCGCCTGCATCTTTTCAGTTATTGTTTTCTTTTTAGTCATTTGTTTCCCTTTCTACTTCTTCTATTACGGCAGCTATGTTTTCAGTGTCTGAGTACACTAAGACAGCCGTTCCTTGTCTGTTTCCCTCAGTAATAATTTGTATTGCCTCTGTCTTTACATTCTCTACTAGCGGGTTTGATTCTAGTATTACCCGCTCGGCCCTCCTTCTTGCTATGTGGTATGTTTTATACACCTGAATCTTCCATAGTCTCTGGATGGTATCGTCCTTTCTCCTAAGGACTGACCAAACAATGTGGTTCATAGCCATTTCTTTCGTAAGACCTTCATCTGGGTAACTTTCGTATATTTTTCTTTTAGCTCGGGAGTTATGTGTTTGCTTACTTCCGGGTCATTCAAAAGTTCTTTTCTGCTAAGTGTTACCTTTTCCTGGTCTTTCCAAGTAACACGGCAAATATCTGTTTGAATGCCCATCCTGTTGCCAATGGCAGCTCTGATTCTATTTTCCAGCCCAGAAACCCGCTCCTTCACTGAGCCCAAGTCTTCGTTAGCGCTCTTCAAATCTAAAAGAAGCTGTGTCTCTGCGCTCGTGCCCGGGTCTAAGCTCTCGGTAATGTGCCTTGGGTATAAAGCTGTAAGAGCCTTGGTGCAGTGCTCTGAGCTGTCTGCTTCTGGGGGTGTATCGGCAAGGATGTTGTTCTCCCAGAAACCGATAGCCTGCTCCATCATTATAGAAATAAGAGCGCCATCTCTTTCAATGTTCCACTCTCTATATAAATGAGTGTCGCCAAGAACAGCAATCCAGATGCTCTCTATCTCTCTTCCTTCAGCCTCTTCTACTAGCATTGCATACCAGTTTGCTTGGCATACAACGAAGTCTGGCGCCTCCTCAGTATCGTAAAACTTCCTGAATGAGTGATAACCGCAAGTCTTTATTTCAAGAATGAAATCATCGCCATAAGCATCTGGGCGGCCACTCATAAAATCATAAACCGGGTGGGTTATGTTTACGAGCGGAAGCTGTAGTTGCCTAAATAAGTCTGGGTGCTTTGCTCCAAACTTTCTATCTCGAACAAACTCTTCTAGCTCTTGACCAGTCTCTGTTCGCTCATTACCCTGGAATGGAGCAGCAATCCCTTTCTTCTCAGCATATACTTGCATGGGTGTCTTGTATGGGCTAACCCCACAAAGGGCAGCGATATCACTACCGCCAATGTATTTTTCTCTATTCATAATGTTCCCCTATCATGATTGAGCCCACCTCCGAGGAGATGGACAATTTGGTGCTGCAAATCGCAGCTCGACTTGACATGACGATACATGACGCTGCCAGGTCTGTCAAGCACTTCTCCCCCCTGTCGAGGCGGCTGGCAGTTGTCACCCTGGGGGGCAGGCATGGGCGCAGGCAGGTAGAGGAGTGGTGGGACACCAACCGAGCGAGGCTCAAGTCAGAATGGAACATCAGACCGAAGCTGGAACACAAGATAGCAATGCGCCAAGCCAGGGCGAAAATCTCCAAGGCATTATCGGCGTAGACTACACCATTGAGGACTACCTAAAACAAAGGGTTGTTCCATTCACGAACAAAGGAGACTACCGCCTTGTTGTGTGTCCTGTGTGCAAGGGCATGGTAAAACACAAGAAGCAGAGGTCGCTAAAGATACACAATGAGCTTGGGACGTGGAAGTGCGCCAAGTGCTTCAGGTCAGGCAGGTTCGATGAGCTAAAGCGATTGTTTGGCGACACGTCATTTGCTCAGCAGGCAGGCGCAGGCAGGTCGTTTGAGACATGGGTCACAGACTTTGAGCCCATAGCAAACTATGTTGATTGGGTTGCTAATACCAGGAGCGACGAAGCATCAGGCTCTATGGACTACCTCCGCTCGCTAGGGCTCACAGACAGAGACATAAGAGATAAATGCTTTATAGGGTATGACTCAAAGCTAGATGCTATTACCTTTTCATATCAGTATGAGAGAAGCCCTAAGACAGCATCATACCTTAGATTCTTTAGGCGCCCCGACGACTGGTGGAAAGTATCAGGTAGCTCATCTAAAGCATCATGGTACTTACAGCATCTATTCAAGCCGGGCATTGATGAGGCCACGATATGCCAGACCCCTTTAGATGCAGCCGTGTTGTCGTCTTTGGGTGAGCCTAACTGCCTAGCTCCTGCTATTAACACCCAGGATGTCAGGTACAAGACGCATCAGCTTGCAATGCTTCAAAGGTGTGGTGTCGTTTATATTGTCCCTAACCCTACGGATGATGGAATGCGATGGGCAATGTCAACGCAAAGGCAGGTAGGCAAGTGGAGGTGCAAGATTGTGCAGATAGACTTTTACCCCAGGGACACGCAGCAGGCAGGTTTCGACAAGTGGGTAACAGCTAAGGGCAAGGCTGACTCAGCAGCAGGTATATCAACAGCGTCAGCGAGCCATTGGATTGCTGATATAGACTATGAGTGGGACCACCCAGAAATAACAAGAGGGTACCCTATTGGCTTAGAGCCATTGGATAAGCTGTTGTCAGGCTGGAGGGCAGGAGAGATAACCGTGTTGTCAGGCAGGAGCGGCATAGGCAAGAGCACCCTTGCTTGTTTCTTGTCATTGGTTCAGGCCGTAGATACGGCTATGCTTTACCTTACCTTTGAAGTCTTACCTAAGAACATAGTCCGTAAATGGATAAGCATGTTGGCCGATAAAGCGTTCCATTCATTGAGCCGGGAGCAATATGTATCAGCCAGGAAAAGGTTAGCCCGACGCTCTATATGGATTGCTGATAACTACGGTATGGTACAGCTAGAGGACGTAAGGAAAAGCGTATATGATGCTTGCAATAGGCATATGGTTCGCTTTGTAGTCATTGACCACCTGGGCCATCTAGTATCAATGAGCAAGGAAGATGCCACTAAGGAAAGCGGTAACATAATAAGAGAGTGCAAACGATGGGCCTTAGACCTTGGCGTTCATATACTGCTAGTGGCTCACCTTAGAAAGCCATCAGCCGGTGACGGGTCCATAGCAAAGATGGAGGACCTAAGAGGGTCAAGCGAGGTTTATCAGACAGCTGATAACATAGCCTTGCTAGATAGAAAGAACAGCGACACGGACTGTGTTGTCCGTATTGTAAAGTGCAGAGATGATTCTGGCTATGAGGGTAAGGCAGAGCTAGGCTTCGACCCATTGTCTTTGAGGTACACTCCAAAATAAAAAAAGGGCGACCCCCCGAAGGAAGCCGCCCATACTACAACGGGGAAGCGCTGTTAGTTATACACTCTCTTTATCAGTTTCCTTTTACCATTGGAAACCATCCACACACTGCCTTGCCATAGGTTTATGCCCATGGCGTGGATGTATTTATCAAAGGTTAGGCTAAACCTCTTACCTCTGACTGTTACCCCTGTTACATCATAGCTTATATTGTTCATTGTTTGCTTCCTTTGTGCCCAGCCGGGGGGCTTTCACCCCCCGACACACTCGACAGAGCGAGCTGGAACACGGTTGTATTATTTTATTAGTCTTTGTTGCTGTCAATAGTTATTAGGAATAGTGGCGCCGACAGCATGAGAATCGTACCAAGAATATTAGCTATAATGCTTGGTGAGTTCAGCATGTTTATGCTGTTAGACATAACTAGCCAAAACAACACTATGCCTGCCAACTTATAAAAAGATGACATGCTTTACTCGCTGTTGGCTTCCCTGAAGGTTTGAGCAATAGAGTGATATTCGCCCCAAGAGTCTTGCTCTAAGTGCTCTATCTGTATGTAGACTATTCGCCTACCTTGCTCTACGCATATAAAGGTTTTGCCCGTTGTTTCATCTTGAAATGTATTACCGATTTTATCTTTCATTCTAGTTTCCCTTTGAATAAACGATTGTTCGATTTACGAACAGTGTAACATATTGTTTTGCTATGTGCTAGTCATCATGAAAGCTCGGAGATAAACACCTCTATGACTGAGCCGTCCTTTTTGATTCTGGCTATGTCTTTATTGATGTACTCAACAAAGAATCCGTATCCAGAGCACGTTTCGTCATTCGCCCCTCTGTAAAAGTCCTCTGGGTCAGTCCAATAAATCTCGTCGCCTTCATCTCGAACTAAGTGTAGTTTTGTTTTAGTCATTGTTTTGCTCCTTCACTTCCCACCAAGGGTATTCACATACCGGGCAATAGTCCGGTATATCTTCTTCTTCTATGGAAAGGCTTCCATGTCCACATTGGCATAGCCATTGTACTTTGCTCATTGTCTTGCTCCTCTATCTAAATAAACTGTTTGGCTTATCAAACAACCTAAAGAAATGCCTAGATGGTTTCATTGTTTCCAGCCATCTAGGGTGTACCCAATCGCCAGCCCTCTCTGGCACTAAGCTTTCTTGAATATACATGTCTACCATGTTGTTCCATTCTTCCCTTCTAAGGGGGCCATCTGGACACTCCCACTTTACCTGCCACCTATTCTCTTGAATAAAGATAAGGGGCATAACCTCTTCTTTGAACCATGCTTCAAAGGTTTTCTTAGTCATCATTGTCTTGCTCCTCTAGTTCAAGCTCTGACCAGTCCATTTCATCTAAGATTGGATACTCTTCTAAAGATGCTTCTATTTCCTCTGCTATATCATTAGCTTTAGTGCCTGGTTTTACGATTATTATATCGAACCAACCTGGCCCCCAATGATTGAAAGAGTGTTGCTCATAGTCGGACTCTTTCTCGTCGCTATCTGTTTCAGAAAGCCAGCGTAAAGCTACTCTGAAGTTTGATTTTGGCAAGGCTTCAGAGTCCCTTGTTTGACAGACCGGAAGTACCAGCCAGTCTTGCTGTTCTCTAAGGCCCAGCCCCTTTGGGTCGAAAGCTGTTGGTTGAAATTCTTTATATGGAATCATTGTTTTACTCCTTCCTCATAAGGTCGAGGGTCATTGTTGGTTTGTCTATTCCGTTATCTAAAAGGTGAGTATCAATAACTAAATACTCCCTAGCGCCTATGTTTACTGGCCTCCTTGATTTGCTTCTTTCTTCTGGGGTTTCGTATTCCTCGAAAGCCTCATAAGAATCAAAGACCACTACTGTATAATCAACGGCCATGTCGTATTGATATGGCAGCTTCTTATGGTCAGTTGGGTGTAAGAATATAGTGTCGTCCATTGTTTGTACTTCTTTCATTGTTATGCTCCTGGTTTGCTCATGTTATTGAAATGGTCCTGGCAGTCTTCGGTAAGACTATTGCCATAAATGAAATCAATAAAAACCTGGATGATGCTTTCGTCGGACCATCCAGTTTCCGTTTGTATTTCCCTAATAAAGTCGTTCATTGCTTTGCTCCTAATGTCGGTTCATTCAGCGTGTCTACAGCTTCCCATCCCTCCCGAGACATAGCATCAGCTATGTACTGTTCATTTATACGTAAGAATTCTTCAGCCTGTTCAGCATCGAATCCAAGGGTTACCATTATGTCAGGAACACTGATACGCGATATTACTTCGTAAACCATTGTTACCACCTTGCCTTGCCGCTAAGGATTACAACGTCACCAACTATGAATGGCTGGCCTACAGTCAGTCCAATCATGGAAGCATCATGATTCATTGTTTTCCTTTTTAGTTGGCCGTCTTCGTCGACAAGCATTTGCTTGCCATCTGGTAGCTTTATTAGAGCCACATAACCACCAACCAGTTCTTGTGCCTCTTCTATGGTTGGCTTCTTATTTTTTATGTAAGTAATTGTCATTGTTATGCTCCTTTGAAGTTATCTACTGTAAGTCCCTTTACCTTCTCTTTGTCTCCCTCTAATAACCTTCGACCATTCATGAGCTTTGCATAGCAGTTAGCAAACTCGTAAAGCATTACCGACTTGGTTGGCCTATAGTTCCCAGTGTCTAAGGTGCAAAGGTGTTTCCATAGAGTCTCTGCTGCATCTAATAGAGCCTCGCTCTTAGGGTCGTAAGCCCTGGGAAACACCCCTATTTCTATAAGGTTATAATAGAACTCCTTTAGTCGAGGGTCTAAGCCCTGCATTTTATCTATTACTTCTATGTGGTGGTCTTCAGACATTGTTATGCTCCCTTGGGTCTACGATGTTGCCTTCATGGACAGCCTGCTTAGCTAATCCAACGTGGGTTGATGTTGTTTGTGAATAGAAGTTATCCGGGCTTGTATAATCCAACACAAAGACCTGGCCTAAGTCATTGGTGTATCCAATAACTAAGTCATAAGAACGTAAGAACTTACCATCTGTTGAAAAGTTCTTTGTCCTGGCTGCATAGCCATGAATCCAAGCGTTTACTACGTCTTTATTTCTCATTGTTGTTGCTCCTTATGTATGGATGTGTCCTTCCGGGGAAACACCAGCTTGGATAATAAACTTACCTTCTTTGGTCTTTACATTTACCAAGACCCAATCGTAAGGCAGACCGGCTATGCCCATCTTAGTCTCTGGGTCGCCTAGCATAATGTCTGCCGATTCCATATCGGTTTTATATCTTCTAACTAAGTCTTTGATTTTAGTTTTCTGTGCTTCATTCATTGTTATGCTCCTTACCAGTCTTTGCCAGGAGGACAGTCTATGTCCTCATCGAATGAAAGATTAGCTACATCAGCCCAGTGCTCCCCCGTTTCTTCTCCCCATAACTGTCTTGAGGCTAATCGCTCACCGCCCCAGTTGTAGTCTTGCCCACACTTAGGACAGGTATTAGTGAAGCCATCGCAGTAAAGCTCTTGGCTACAGCATTTTATTATTTTCGCCATTGTTATGCTCCTTAGTATTCTATGTATTGTGGAAACTCATGGCCGTCTGGATACATGTCAATCCATGAGTCATATATTGCTTGTCTAACTGCTTCGCTTAGCTGTTCAAGCGTCATCTCCTTTAAGACGCTCGGGTTTATAGTGTTGTCGTAAAGGGTATTTAGTTGGCTGATAAGCTCTTCCCTTGTTTCAGTCATTGTCTACCTCCCAATAGCCAAAGTCAGAGCCGTCCCCCTCGCTAGAGCCAAAGTAATAACCCTCTGGGGCCATTTCATTTAGAGCACCAAACAAGTCTTCGTTTAGAAAGCATGATGCTTCTACTGAATGCCACCAAGGGTCATCGTCGTTTGTGTCAATGCCTGTGGTATAGCCGTCTTTATGGCAAACAATGCCGATTGTAACGGCCTCTTCTAAACTGTTTATAAGCTCAGAGTACTTAGGCTTATCTTGGTGGTGAATGAAATCAAGGAAGCACGGGATAAGGTCTTGTGGCCTAAGCGTGCCCCATATAACTGTTCCTGGTTCAATCATTGTTATGCTCCTCTTTGCATAAGATACTAGAGAGGCGAGCCCATTCATCGTGTAAGTCTATGCTCGCCATTTGACCATAAGCCTGAGCCATTAGAACCCACAGAATAGCTTTAGCTTTATCGTTCTGTATGGAGTCGGTACCGTTCTCTCTAACGAAATTTGATATTGCATTACAGAAGGGTACTGGGTTTCCGGGTAAGCATGTCCCGGCAAAAGCCATTATGATTCTTTCATTAAATGATTCATTCATTGTTATTGCTCCCTATTGTATCGGCCTATGGCAAAGCGCCTTGCTAGGCTTTCAGCCTCGCTTCGTGAAAAGGTTGTCCCTCTGTAATCTGCTTCAGCTTTATTTTGGTAATCTTTTGCGACTCTAAACCTCCATGGGTAGTTCCCTGTATCTTCTGGCTCAATCCAGACCACTATGTAAAAGCCTAATAGTTCATACTCAATCATTGTTATGCTTCCTTTATGTCATTGGGGGTTGGGAATACGATGGCGCCATCCTTTGAATGAAAGACAGCAAAATCCATCTGGTCTGTAACTAATACTTCAGTAACAAAGTGGCTTGCCGGCCCCTTTACTAAGCGAGCCAAAGCAGACTCCAGCTCTTTCATGCCTTTCCCTGGCTCTTTCATTACTGTTCCATCTTTGAAAGTAATGTGAACGTCGAATGAATCATTCATTGTTATGCTCCTATAACTACAAGACCCATAAGAACTGCCTCTTCTAAGCCGAAAAGGTTATTAGTTTCACAGCACGGGCATGTGTATTCCCTTGCATCTGGCTCTACATAAGCGCCGTCATCAATCTCTTTGCATTCACGGCAATAGCCTGGATGGTCCATGGTTGAGTAAAAGTAATGGTTAGCCTGTTTTTCTGTGATGGTATAAGCCATGTCGTTGTTTCCCGTTGGTTGTGGCCCTCCGTTTGTGGAGAGCGGTTATGTCCCCAGCATGATACTCGACCGTTTGCCGCCGTGTCAAGCTCAGGGTTCCGACAGGCAGGGCGGCGGAGTGTGGCACGCTGATTGCATCGTATGCAGGGCCGTGTGTTTTTATGTCATGGCAGGCAGGCAGGTATCTAAACCTATAAGCTTTCTATTCTTATAAGTGGTTTATATGCTTTATACTGTGTCTCTTTACGTTGTCGCCTATGGTCTACGCTGCCTGTTCAAAACTTTCTTCTGTCTGTTAGAGCACATCAATTGCGTTTTATTGTTGACGCGGTAGCACCTATAGTTTATTTCTAATCCATGGAAGCAACGAAACACCCAAACCATTTACAAGGTGAAACAATGAATAACGAAACTAAACCAGTCGACTACCTAGAAAAATGGCCGGCTATTATAACCGCACTAGCAAGCAATAGAGATTTGGCCGGGATTATGTGTGCTACCGTCAAGGCAAACCATCCACTAACAGAGGGACAAGCTAAAGATGTAGCCGCTGCCCTTATGTCAGTTGGCGATAAGATGGAAACCGTAACGCGTATGCTCGCCGATTTCCGCATTATTAACAAGCAAGACGGGATTGTTTAGAGGGTAACCCTTGGGGACCGTGATATTTATCGCGGCTCCCTGGGGTGGATTCTCTGCCCAATTTATAACTACTGGAGAATAGAACAATGGGAAACAATCAAACAACAACCAACGTTAAAACCGACCAGCTCGCCGCCCTCGTTAAGAAGGCTCAACAGATAGACGCTATGACGGGCGAAAATACGGACCTAATAGCAGAGGTAGAAAAGCTTAAGGCTCTCTGTGGAGCTAAGGACAAGGCCTTAAGGAGGGCGTCGGCAGCCTCATCCCACAACGGAGACGTTGTAAAGCTTATTGCTCTCAGTCAGAAGGCTCTGCACTTGGCGCTTAAGTTCCGCTCCCAAGGTTATAGGGGGCATTCATTCGTTGACCATAAAACGGGCGAACTTCGGAACCTGGGCGCCGCTTGCCCTCTATCGGCTCAACTAATGGCCGTTATCGTTGGGGAGATTAGAACCAGCAAGAGCAACGGCCACAAGTCAGCAGCGGCGCCGGCTTCTGTGTCTGTTGATGCTCTGACTAACGCTGACAAGCTTAAAGCGCTCAAGTCTGAGGGTTATAGTGTCGCGTCTCTCTCTGGTATTCATCATGCGTCTAAGGCTTACAGTGTAAAGCTTGATGCTCTATACCAGAAGCACATCAAAGGGACTGCCACGCCAACGACCACAGCAAAGACGGTTGAGTCGGTAGTCTTCGACCTGTCTGATTTCCTGAACTAAACCTAAATCATCTAACTCCTAACAAGGGGGCGGCTTTCGGGTCGCCCCTTTTTTTATGCCTTGAGTCTAGAACCCAGCCAAGCACCAGCGGCCCACCTTACGAGATATCCTGAGAGGCTCACAAATAGCCCTAGACTGGACGCAACTGACTAAGCCTAGCCCTACCTACTGCGGCCACGGCTTCCGGCTTCTAATGCTGTGATTCTGTTTCTCGGTACAGTTGGAGAGTTTCACCTACTGCCTATTCCCTGTCTGTTGTGGCCTCTCTTCTGTCTGTTGCCTGTCTGTTACCTTGTTCATTCTATACCTGTTGCCTGTCTGTTCTATTATATAAAAAGCGTATACCGTATAACTGTATAACAGAGGGTATATATATACATAGAAGCTATAGGATAAAGGATAAACCTGTTTACTATGTAAACAGACACCCGGGGAGACCTCTAGCGCCCCGAAGCTGCCAGCAGGTATAATATATATAAAGATTCAGCACCCCCCCCCTCTTAATAACTTGCTACGTAGCGTTATTTTACTGAGCGACAAATAGCATTACTATCTGGTCTGCATGTGTTTGTTATTGGCGCCATGTAGGTATGGGTTCGGAAGCGCCTTATCTTTGCCTTAAAAAGGAATACCTCACCAAGGGAAACAGACTGATGAGGTATTCCGAAGCAAAACAATGGATTTCACCTTACCACAGCCTCAAAAACCATGTCAAACGACAAAATAAACTTATTCTTTTTATTCACTATACGTCTACTCCGTAGACTATTCAGTTGATTCAGTGAGTTAGTAGGCTAGTGAGTTAGAACTTAAGGCATCGGTTGAATTAGTTAGGAATAAGTACAACAATGTGCGGGTTCCGAATGTCGGTTGACAGAGCATTCAGGGTGTGGTAGCTCTCGGGGTCTACTCAAAATAGGGGAAACGCCTGATGGAAGAGATTAAGATACCTGCCAGGGTACTCGAGGAGAGGCTGTCGCCTGGGGCGAAGGTGCTGTTCGGGTACATATATACTACGTCTGATGACCAGGGGAAGCTGGAGGGGGTCTCGCAAGGGGAGATGTCCCTCGCGTGCGGTATGACCAGAGGAGCCGCCTCAAGAGCGCTCTCAGAGCTTGTGGGGGCTGCCCTCCTCAAGATGATCCGCCTACCGTCAGACTACCTAGAACGGAAACCATTTAGCTACACTGTGGAATGTCCTGATGCCCCAGCTCCGGTTGTTCGGGAGCCAGACATTCGAGCAAACGGGGTCGTTCCGTACCGCGATATCGTCTCCGCTTACAACAGCGCTGCTGCTACGAACGGGATGGCTCAAGCCAAGAAGCTCACCAAGAAACGCAGAGGCGCTGCTAAACGACTGTTCGATACACTCAACAAAGACATAAGCACCATTACCCAATACTTCGGGTGGCTATCCGAAAGCGACTTCTACGGCGGTGCTAACGATAGAGGATGGAAGGCCGACTTCGACTATGTATGCGAAGAAAGAGTTATACTCAGATTCATGGAAAAGGGTGAGCACATAAAGGCAGAGACATTCTCAGACACAAGATCAGAAAAAGAAAGACTAGCAAGAGTCTTCGATGATGCCAGAAAACAAACACAGAACTATACCTCCAGATGCGCCGCCGATGGGAAACACCCAAAAGACAACACCAAAGCATTCTGGAAAAACATTTCTGACTTCCTGATAAGGGAAAATGCTATGTCCATACTGCCACAACTAAAACAATACGTTGGCGACTATTGGAGAAGCATTGATGGAGATTGAGATAAAGTGGGCTGTCTTGCTTATAGAAAGCAAACTTTCAGAATACGGAAAAGAACAGTTCCACAAAATGTGCTGCGAATCAAAACTGAACATGGTGTTCGACGCCATGACATCTGAAATTTTTGATGAGGTCTTTCCAACCAACTACGCTTGAGGCAAACAATGGATATAAAAATCAAAGCTGTTTTAGAAAAACTCTTCAGGGCTTACAACAGAAGACCAACAGACCAAGCCCTAGAAAACTACCTGGAGTTCACCGATGGGTACTCCTTCCATGCAATCAAAGAAGCCGTGAACAGACACGTTGACGCTGGCGGCACCATGCCAAACCCAGCCGACGTGAAAAACACATGCCGCTCCGTTGTAGGGCCGAGACCCGAACAATGCGCCGAATGTGACGGCAAAGGCTATAAGCAACAAGAAGAAAAGAAAGATAAATACGGGTTCGATTATATCGACGCCATCGTTAGCTGCTTCTGTAAAGCACCACACAATAAAACCATCACCGACCAAAACAGAGCAAAGGCCCACTCGTTCGGTAGAATACTAGCAAGAACCATCGCCGTAAGATCCGTTAGCAACGAAATGACCGTTCCTAAATGGATACTCTTCTGGTGGAGCAAAGACGGGGGCCAGGGCAAGTGGGCTCTGCTAGGCACCAAGATAGATAACATGCAAGTCCTTAACGGCGCCGCCGAGTTTGCCGAAAAAGCCAAACCAGACGACTGCGCCTTCTATGCCTTCGACATCGCAAAGGATGCAATCAGATATGGGAAAAAAATCTTTAGACAAGGGCAAGCGATGGGAAAGGGAAGTTTCACGCCTTTTCGCTGATGCCATGCCCGGGACAAACATAAAGCGCGGTTTCCAAAGAAGAGTCGGCTTCGACGAATCAGATGTCGTTACACCCTGGTTTTGGGTAGAGTGTAAAGTAGGGAAACGGACCAACCCAAGAGCCGGGCTACAACAAGCCAAAGACGAGAACGGCACAAACAAGGTTCCGGTTTGTTGTTGCAAAGACGACAGAAAAGAGCCATTTGTTATACTGGAGCTAAATGACTTTCTGAGAATGGTGAACAAGCTCTGGGAACAGGAGAAGTAAATGCCATACAAAGGCGTAGGATACACTGGCGGTAAGAAAAAAAAGAAAACCACCAAGAAGAAGAAGAAGAAGAAATCTTCTCAAGCCAAGACCAAGCGCAACTATAAAAAAGAGTACAAGCGCGACCACTCCTCCACAAAAGCGAAAAAGGCTAGAGCAGCCCGCAATAAAGCAAACAAGAAGCTAAAGCCAGGAAAAGGCAAAGAGGTTGATCATATCGTCCCCCTATCCAAAGGCGGAAGCAACGGTAAGAAAAACTGGCGCATTGTCTCACGCAAAACAAACCGAACAAAAGCTGCTAAGAGGAAGTAATGCCTGCCGACCCAGAACTAGCCGCCCTAAAGCGTGAGCTTATGGCCGCTCTCAGAAAAGGAGAGCTGGATGATGCCTCAGACACCCTACTGGAAGTCTGGGCTCATCACGGCATCATAGGCGGAAACATGGCTGCCCTAGACAGGTTCGCTATAGGGTCTGGAATCATACAAGGCATCAACGAGCGAAAGCGTGTTGCTAAAGTAATGGCTGCTCAGGTAACTAAACTGCTCTCCGATGAGAAACCAGAAGAAGTAACCACTGAGCCAGACTATGCAGCACGCCTAAGCGATGGATGATGTAAAAAAACAATACCTCCGTAAATGCGAAGACGACATCGGCTTCTTCTGTAGAAACGAAGTAAACATACGCCCTAAAGCAAAGACCCAGGGCGGCCTTGTAAAGCTAAGCCCAAACCCAGGCCAACAGCTTGTTATAGACAGAACAGATGCTATTGAGCGACAAGGCAAGCCCGTTAGACTTCTTATCCTGAAAGCAAGACAATGGGGATGCACAACACTGGCTCAAACAATGGTTATGCACAGGTCGCGCTTCCGCCCATACCATGACGCCATCATCATAGCCGACCGCGAAAAGACCACCCGGTCAATCATGGGTATGAACCGAAGAATGTGGGACAACTTCTCTCCTGCCATCTTAGACGGATGGGACAGAAAGTCTGCCGTAACTGATAAGTATTACGAATGGACCAATGGCTCAATCCTAGACATCGACACAGCCGGTGCATCACAAGCAGCACGCTCAACAACGCGAGATATGGTCCACGGTTCTGAGTGTGCGTTCTGGCCCAACGGCGACAAGATCATCACAGCCCTCATGCCGACCGTTCCAGATACACCAGAGTCGTGTATCATGTTTGAGTCTACGTCTAACGGTCCCTATGGAATCTTCTGGGAGCTTTGGGAGTCTGCTGAGTCTCAATGGTCAGAGTGGGAGCGCATCTTTGTTCCATGGCATATCCACCCAGAGTATGAAGACCAAATACCAGAAGAGCTGAAAGAGCTTGCCGATAAAGCCGTCGCTGGTGATGAAGACGCCCTTGATGAACTAAAATGGCTAGACGACAGAGACAGAGGGCTTCTCCTAGAAGGAGAAGTAAGCATTGAAAAACTGCACTGGAAACGGCGCTCTATACAAACAAGATTCAGAGGCAAAGAAGAGGATTTTAGGCGGGAGTTCCCAACAACCCCCGATGACGCCTGGGCCGCTGCTAAATACTCATACCTCACAGAAGACGGCAGAACATACCAAGAAAGCAATGAAGCAGAGTATGAGTCATTCGATGTCTTCTTGGATGAAGAAGCCGGTATGTTTCTCGGACCAAGGCCACTGGTTATGGTCGATGCCGATGAAAGACCATACCCAGAGCCGGTGGAAGAAGGGTATATACACGTCATAGATGAGCCAGACGAAAACAAGACCTATGTTATCGGCGTTGACCCGGCTGAAGGAACAGGCAACGATTATAGCGCTGCCTCTGTTAGAACAGAGGGAGAAATCGTTTGCACCTTCTTTCGGAACGATATACCAACAGACGTATTCGCTGAATACCTTTACTGCATAGGCAGATGGTATAACGACGCCATGATGGTCGTTGAAAGAAAAGGCGGCGGCCTAGCTGTTATCAATACGCTGCTAAGACTTGGCTACCCATCGCTGATGGCTAAAGAGTCTTTCGACGAGTTTGGAAACCTGACAGGAAAGCAAATAGGGTTCAACCCAGGACAGGAAAACCTTCTAAGCCTTCTGTCCATGTTCAGGCATACAATAAACACAGGCGCCCTTACCCTTAGACACCCAAGGCTTATACAAGAAGCCAAGTGGATTGTTCGTAAAATAAAGGTAACAAGCGAAGACAGCGTAAAAGAAAGCTGGGTATGCCCGTCCAAAGGAGTTGTTACCCCGCATGGAGTAAGAGTCTCAGATGATTTGTTTAGAGCAACGGCCATGACCGAGCTTGTTGCCAGGGATGTCGAGTGGGCCGACACAAAAACAGAACACTCTGAAACTAAAGAATGGGGCGTGTTCCAAATGACAAAGACAGAATATGACACCGATGACCCCAATGAGTTTTTCCAAGAAGATATTGAAAGAACTTTCCCAATCGCCTTTGACACAGACCACTGGAATGTTGAAGACTACATTGAAGACGGAGCCTGATTATGGAAGAGCCGCTTATTTTACTTTGTTTCTCAATAGTTTTAATGCACTGTTTCTCTGTTTGGGCCATAAAGGGGGCCATTTCTAACTTGGCAAATGAGCTAAAACAAGTAGTCTTAGAAAGGGAAACAACGACGAGGGACTCTTTCAAGGATACGTATGACCCCCTTAAAGACGATAACGTCTATAGGATGTAGATATGTCGCTTATCCCAAATGTACAAAAGAAACCAGAGCCAGTCGAAGAACCAGAAACAAGCTTTTGGGACTACGCGGCAATGATTGGCATACCAGTTCTTGTTGGCGCTGCTACTGGTGGCATAGGTGGGTTGGCTTTAAGCAAATTGGGGATGACCGCTGCTGGGGTAACGGCAGGACAAGCGGCGGCGGCTGGCTCTGTTATGGGAGGAATAAGTGGCGCCGGGGCTGGCACCCTCCAAGCTATAGCCCATGAGACAAAGCTGCCAATGGCACGCGGGTCAGCCGGTGGTGCAGATCCGCTTGCCCTGCTGTATTCACCACAGAGAAAGTCTAATGATGCGTTGCCTGTAGAGAGCAGCCACGCATATTTCTTTGGTGGACCAGCGCAAGGAGAAATGTACCAGCCAGACTGGGGAGACTCGTTCCCATATATGGCAGACGCGCCAAGCACTTATGAGCTTCAAGTAAGCGCCCCCACCATGACCTCGTTTGAACCTTTCGGTGGTTTCGGTATTTCCCAACTCCCTAGCTTAGCTGATATCCCAGGTCTAGGACAATGACAGCAAAAACAGCATCCATAGATAAAGCCGCCTATGCTCTTATTGGTGTTGTTGAAGAAAGGCTTGCGTTAGCATACGACTCCAAAAAAGAAAGACTTGAGGAAGCGCAAACCATATTGCTCGCCCAAGAAGGAACGTATGTTCGCTCAGCTATAGATATAGTTCGCGGAACCTCCCCAGCGAGAGAAGACGGCCTTCCTTCCTGGTATAAAGATAAGTCCGTTGTAAATGTTATGGGCGTGTTGGCCCAAACAGCAGCGTCGGTTATTACGGCAAACTCGCCAACATGGATTGTTGATCCGATTGGCGAGGACGTACATAAATACCAAAGCGCTAGAGGCGTCGATAAGCTTCTACAATATTTCTATAAATCTAACAGGATGGAAACCGTCCTAGACCAAGTTGCTTTGCGGTGTGTTCTTTTCGGGAAAGCCGGTCTTTATATAGACTGGGACTCCGAAGCTAGAAGCGGCAAGCACACCGACTCCACCATAGGCAGAGAAGGCTGGTTTGTTGTAAAGCCGGTTGACTTGTTCTCAATCCACTGGGAACCAGGGGTCGGCGGTATAGAAGAAGCGCACTGGTGCATATATGAATCCACGATGCACGTAGAGCAGGCTCGTCTTTATTGGGGCGATCCAAATATTAACAAAGAAGATACGGGAGACGAATCCGCCCAAGGCACAACAGAGAGACACATACGGATGGTCCAAGACCTCGACAATCAGAGCCGGTACGACGATGGCGATTCTGATCGGATACGTGTTGTAAAATACTGGGAAAAACCAGGACACAAATATCCGAACGGATTAGAGATTGTTATTGCTGGTGATACTGTTGTTGAGGTTAACGATCATCTGCTTCTGGGCGAGTTTCCTGTATATATGATGGAGTGGCGACCCAAGCCATTCCGTGACTATGGGCAGGGGCTAGGTGGCGACCTTCTACGACTTCAAGAAGACCTGGCTAGGACTCTTGATGCCCTTAGAGCAAGGCGCGACCAAGAGATTCGTCCCCCATGGGTGGTCCCCAAAGGCTCGCTCACACGAGGCGGCCTTAGCACGAAACCAGGCGCCATAAATGAGTTTAATCCCAGACTCGGCCAGCCCCAGCCCATGCAAATGACCCCCATTGGAGCAGCTACAGGCAACCTGCTAGACAGAGAAACACAGCTCATGGAGTATGTTGCTGGAATCCACGACGCAACAATGGGTCAAACGCCAACGTCAAACGCAACAGGGAGACTAACGTCTTTCTTAGCTGAGCTTGACCAAAGAAAAATAGGACCAGCAATCCGAAGCCTGTCTATCATGCTTTCGGATGTTGGAAGGCGCATGGTGAGGCTTTGGCAAAAGTTCGGGTCTGAGTCTGTTACAATCTCTGTAATAGGAAAAGGGCACATTGCTGAGATTGCAGAAATAACAAAAAAGAGTTTACTATGGGCCGACATTAGCGTAGATGTTGCCTCATTGATGCCTAGAACGCAGCCGTTAAGACAAGAGACTGTTTTGAATCTACTCCAGATGGGCTTTATATCAAGAGAGCAAGCTCTAGATGAGCTGGAGTTTGGTGGCTTCAACGAAGCTTCTGGTCTTAGAGGCGTTGAGGCGCTCAATGCAAGGGCTGAAAACGAAAAGCTTGCCGACTTCTCTAGCCAGATAGAAGAGAACGAAGGCCAGGTTATTGCCAGAGAATATGACGACCATCAAATCCACATAAATGAACACATAAGATGGATTAGGATGGAGAACCCGGGACCAATGATATCTGCTCAGTTCAAAGAACATATTGAAGAGCATAAGCAGCATATTATGAAGGCCAAACAAGAAGCTATGGCCGCCGAGCAGGGCGTTGCTATGCCGCCTGGCGGTGGTCCAGCGCAGGCTGGCTCTATGGCTGAACCGGGCGGTTTGCCGCCTGGCATGATACCATCGGTTGAACCGGGAGTAGATGTCCAAGAGGAAGCAGAACTCGCAGCAAGAGCAGGAATATAAAATGGCAGAATTACCAGATTTAGATATAGCGCAAATGGAACAAGCAATGGGTGGCGGCGCCCCACCTCCTCCAGGGGCAGAGGCTC